TAACCATGGAGGCGAAAGAGTAGATTCGGATGCACGGAAATCCAAGCCTTTCACCGCAAGTGTTCGAAGACCCGCCGAAGCACGTAGCTCCGGACCAGGGAGATGACGGTGAAGACCGCGCCCAAGGCCAGATCGTCGCCCAGGCCGATGTGAATGCCGAACAGCGGGAACACCACCACCTGGGCCGCCACGGCGATGCCGTAGCCGATGGCGACGTTGGCGAAGGACTCGGTCATGGACATCCGTCGTGATTGCCGTGCCATCACTGTTTACCTTTTCCGGATTCCGCCGCCTGGATGCGGCGGCCGATCCAGCGCATCACCGGCACCGCCATGCTGTTGCCGAGCGCCCGGTGATGCGGGCCGTCGGGGCAACCTGCTTCCTGCGCGGAAATGACGACGCCCGCAGGAAAATTCCCTGCGGGCGTACAAATCCAATCTTGGCGCCAAAATAGCACGCGGCCCGGGATCGGTGTCCTCTCCAGAAATGTCCGCGGACATTCTCCGCTTTCCTACTCCGCCGCCCTGGTCCTCGCGATCAGGGCGGGCTTCGAGATATTGCGCGGCACATTCCGACCATTGAGCCTCCATGCGATCACGCAAAGTGCGTACATCCAGTGCTGGTGGACGGCGGAGCGAGCCATGCCCACCTTCCAGCACACCATCTTCCAGCGGTCGCCGTTGGCCCTGTGCCAGACGATCCTGGCGTCGACGGGATCGAGCCAGCGCAGCCACCCAAGCGCCTGATCCATGCGGTCGATGGCAGCGGCCGAAGGCGGGGGCCGACGCAGCACGACTTCGGACATGCCGTAGGATTCCCAATACTCGCGCACGAAGGGCGGCCAGGTGCTGGCGTAGCCCTGGATGGTGACGTTGGGCAACCGGCCCAGGACATCGGCGGCCTCGGCGATGCGGTTGTCGACCTCGGTCGGCGTCAGCTTGATTTCAGCCATGGGACCCCTCCCCGGTGGGGCGCTGGCCGTACAGTTTGGCGCCCAATTGGCGGATCAGTTCGCGCTCGGGCCAGGTGAGACGGTCGTCGTCCTCGGCGATGACCAGAACACCGCGCTCCTGCCAGCCGTCGCGCTTGACCTGTTCGGGATCGCGGCGGGTGCCGCCATAGCCGGGGGGATGCCACCTCACCGGACACCTCCATGGGTGTCGATGGCCCAGCCGGTGGTGGTGCCGAGATCGAGGGCGAGAATGGCGGAGACACAGCCGGTGCCGTCGATAGCCAGTGGCAACCCTGCCGCCGGGGTACTTGCAATGCCGCCCTGAGCGGGCAGAGTCGAGACAGCCATGATGGCCTCCAAGAGGGGATGTCGTGGTCAGGGCGACGGCGGTTCGTGTTCTTGGCGGGACAGGCCACCGTCGCCCGCCTGTGGTGGAATGCGGATCAGCCGGGCGGGCCGCGGGCCGGCATGCCCAGCCAGATCCGCACGGCATGTGCCCGGTCATCGTCCAGCAGCGGGTCGAGGCCGAATTCATCGAAGATCGCGTCGAAGCTGGGAGGCGGCTGGCGGAGGGATCGCGGGATATCGACCGGCGTGCCGAGAAGGTGGACGATCTCGGCCTTGTGCTCCCGTAGCCGGGCGCGCAAGTCGTCGGGCAGCGGCTCTGGCGCGGCGAGACGCAGCTTGCCGTCTTCGAGGCGGACCATGCCGCCGTGATCGGCGACCTCCTGGAGGAGCTGACGGGCGGCGACGGTCATATCACCTCCTCCCACCAGCATTCCGGAGCGGGGGGAACGTTGCTCCCCGTTCCAGGGGCACGTTCCCCGCCACGTTCCCCGGCAAAATCCCAATGATTTCCGTCAGGTAGTGGACATGGGGAACATGGGGGACGTTTTTCGGCATCCCCACTCACATGCGTGTGTGCGTGTGCGCCCGTATGTGTGTGAGGTATGGAAAAACGTTCCCCATGTTCCCCACCTTCCCCGGAGCATTGATTTTGCTCATGGATTTCCGGGGAACGTTGGGGGGAACGTTTGCTTTCAGCGTCACAACGTTCCCCACCCTCGGCGATTTCGGGGTGGTTCCGACGTTCCCCATGTTCCCCGCCATGAAAATCAGCCTCGGGAAAACGTTCCCCACCTTCCCCGAAATCCGGGCCTGGAAAACCTTCCCCACGTTCCCCCAGGTCGGGCGCTCCATGTTCGACAGCGAGATACCACCGCTGCGCCTGATGCGACACGCGGCCGGCGCGCACCTGCAGCCTGAAACTACCGATGGCGAAGATACGATCCCGCATCCGCCCGAGGGCCTTGCCTAGCCGGGTCCGTTGGGAGCGGTCCCCGCCGTCACCCAGCGGCAGCGGCGGCTCGCTGGTGAGCGCCACCTGATGCAGGTCGGCGGTGGCCACGTCCGCCGTGCCGTGGCGATCCCACCAAGCTCCGACGAAGGCCCGCCAGGTGGCGCCCTCGGCATCGGCGGTTTCGTAGGTCTCGTCCAGGTTGGCGAGGAAGCCGGGGATTCCGGCCACGTCCAGGATGCCGCCCATGATCGCGGCCCAGTTATCGAAACTGCCGAGGCTGCGCTCGCCCTGGCGGGGGCGGCCGGCCGCGATCCAGGCTTGGCCGAGGGTGAGGCAGGCCGCAATGAGCCGGGACCGATTGGCCTTGGTCCAACCGCGCAGATCGGCATGACGGAAGTCGCCGGCCTTGCGCCGCCAGGGCTGGTCCACATGGGCATCAAGGCGGATGCGGACGATACGCCGGGCCATCTCGTGGGAGAATTGCGGATTGTTGCCGGTGGCGACCCAGACGCAGCGGATGGGGAAGCGGGTCATCTCGGAGACGCCCAGCACCCGGTCCTCCCAGGCGGGCATGGTGAGCGCCGCCGAGAGGGCGCCCGAATCGAGCTTCAGGTTGAGGTTGTCGATCACCACCATGGCCGGCATCGACCGCAGCTTGGCGGTGAGGCGCTTGCGCCATTCGTCGTCGTCGCGGCCTTCGGCCATGAAGGAGGGTGTGGCGCCGAGCGACACCTCGGCGATCACCTCGACCATCAGGCTGGCGCCGGTGCCCGGCGTCGGCTTCTCGATCATGTGCAGCGGCGTCGGCCCGTCGATCAGCTCCCGCATGAACGGCAGCAGCAGCAGGGCGAGCGCATGGGCTCGTTCGGCCTCGCAGGTGAACGGGAAATCCCCCAGCAGCTCGTCGAGCAGCAGGGTGCGGGCGGCGGCGATGTCCGCAGCGGTCGGATGGCTAGACACCACCGGTGACACGAAGTCCTCGGGCGGCTCGAACAGCAGCCGGGTGGAGGGATGGTAACCGGGAGCCGTCACCAGAGTGCCGTCGCGCCCGAACACCGGTGAGGTCACCACACCGGCCAGCACCGGCAGATCCGGATTGGGGGTGGCGAGCAGGTTCTTGACCACGGCAATGGGCGGATGGGCGGGTGCCAACTGGTTGCGGGCATCCAGCTTGCGCCAATCGGCCACCAGGGCGAGGACATGACGCAGGCGGTTCTCGGTCAAGGCGATGGGCTGGGGCTGGCCCTGGTCGTCACATTCGACCCAACCTGGATGACCGCCGACGCGAAACAGCCACGGTGGAAAGTTGGCGCCCTCGACAATGTCCCAGCAGCGGTTGGTGGCGTCGGCCAGATCGCCATTGTCGGCGCGCATGCGCGGCAGCAACCCGATGGGGGCGACAAAGCCGAGCGGAAGACGGAGATCACGCCGTCGGCCCGACGCAGGCGGCGCCGCCGGCAGCAGGTTGGGCGGCGGCGCCCATTCCACCGCCGCGTCGACCACGGCGCGGACGGCATCGGCGCCCTCGCGCAGCAGCAAGTCGTTGAAGTCGTCGCCCTCCCGCGGCGGCAGGGCGATCCACACCCGCCGGCCCTCGTGGTGGAAGCGGGCGGCGGCGGTTTCGGCGGCGTGCAGGCCGGTACCGGAGGCGTCGTGGTCGGCCAGGATCACCACCCGACGGATCTCTGGCGGTAGCACCGCAGCTTCCAGGTTGCCTGCCGACAGGGTCGCCCAGGCTGGCAGGGCGGGACAGGCGCGCATCACCGCCAGCGTGGTCTCGATGCCTTCCGCCAGACCGAGCAGACCATCGGCGGGTCCGGCCAGCCGCACGGCACCGCCGGCCACCTTGCCCAGCATCTTGCGATTCTTGGGGATCGGCGCCTTGGCCGCGCCGTCGGCGGCCAGCCAGGTGCGGTGCAGGCCGAGGGGCGTGCCGGCGCCATCGCGGATCATGGCCACCATCGCCGGCCAGCCGCTCTTGGTGTCCCAATGGGTGAGATCGGGATGGAACAGCAGATCGGTACAGCCGGCGGGTCCGAGCCCGCGCGCGGCGAGATAGACGTCGACCAGAGTGCCCTGGCCCGGCTCGGCGCGGGACAGGATGAATTCGATCTCGCGGGCATCGTCGCGGGGCTTGGCCGGAGCGGGCCGGGGCGTGACCTTCACCGGTGCGCGGCCGGCAAGGTCGGCGGCATACTCGAACATTTCCCGTCCGGCGAGGCCGGAGGCCTGCTCGATGGTGCTGAGAACACCGCCGCCCTGGTTGCCGTCGAAGTCGAACCAGTCGCCAGCCCGCTCGCCCTTCAGGGTGATGACGCAGGAGCCCTGCTTGCGCGGAGCATCGCCGCGGATATTGGCCAGCCGCCAGACGTCGTCCTCGCGCCGTCCGGATGGAAACAGCCGGGGTACCCAGCTTGGCGCGTCGTCGCGCAGGCGGGCCACCACCGCGTCGAGGTCGATGCGGTCGGGGCGCAGCGGCGTGGTGTCGTTGAAGTCAATCAAGCAGCACCAGCCCTTTCTCCGCCCGGGTGATGGCGGTGTAGAGCCAGCGGGCGCGATCCTCGGCGGTGCGGCCCAGGCCGTCGTCGAACACCACGATGTTTTCCCATTGGCTGCCTTGGGCTTTGTGGCAGGTGATGGCCCAGCCCCAGACCGCCTCGATGGTCTTCTTCTTGGCCCAATGGTCGCGGCGGTCGCGCTCGGGGTCGGGGGCGACGTGCTCGTCGAAATGACCCTTGTAGATGCGGAACCGCTCGGGCCTCTCGCCGCTTGCCCCAATCCGCTGGCCGTCCTCGGTCACCACCGTGGCGGTAAACGAGACCTCGTCCTCGTCCCGGATGTCGGCGAGATCGACGAACATGCCGTTGACCAGACCGAGGTCGTTGCGGTTCTTGAGGCAGATGATTTTCTCGCCGTTGCCGGTGGGATAGGTGCCGGGGAAGCCGGCGGCCCGCTTCATGGCGAGATTGAGCTGCAGCCGGGTGGAATTGCGGCCGCAGATGACCTGGCCGCCGCGCAGCATCTGCTCCGGTCCCACCTGATCGCGGCGGATCTTCCAGACGAAGGCATCGTGTTCGCCGTAGGGGATGGGCAGTCCCTGGCGGGCCATGGTGGCGAGCCGAATGATGGCGCTCTCGCCGGCCTGACGGTGGATCTCGGTCAGCATGACGTCGGGTGCGGCTTGCGTGAAAGCGCCATCGCCCTTGACCGGGGGCAACTGGCCGGGGTCGCCCAGAACCAGGATCGGCTTGCCGAAGGCCAGCAGATCGGTGGCCATCTCCTCGCCGACCATGGACACCTCGTCCAGCACCAGCAGCTTGGCATCGTTGACGATGGACTGTTCGTTCAAGACGAAGCGCGGCTTGTGGATTTCGGTGAGGCGCAGTTCAAGACTGCGCAGCCGGGTCTCCTCCATCAGCCGGGACGTCGCCGGCAGCGACGACAGTTGCGCCTTGATGTCGGCGATGTCGTTCTTGACCTTCTCGATTTCGGCCGGCGTCGCCTCGGAAACGCGGTAGATCAGCGAGTGGATGGTGGAGGCCGGCGTGCCCTTGCGGGTCATCACCAGGGCCGCCTTGCCGGTGAAGGCGGCATAGAGCACGCCGCCGGAGGCGGAGGTCGAGCCGTCACTGTCGCGTTCCATGGTGTCGAGGCCGAGTTCGGCGATGGCGTGGCGGACGATGGTGGTCTTGCCGGCGCCGGCATAGCCGAACACCCGGAACACCTGCTGCATGGCGGTGCCGTTGGCGAACCAATCCTTGATGTCCTCAATGGCCTGGGCCTGGAGGGCCGAGGGGGTGAAGCTCATGATGTCTGCTCCCAGCAGCGTTGGGCGTAGTCGCAGAAGCGGCACAGCCAGTGGTCGGAGGCGGCGGCGATACGGGGCGGCAGTTCTTGCGCATCGACGGCGCGCAGGATGGCGACGGCCCGGTCGGACAGCGCCTGGGCGTCGGCGGGATCGAACCGAACGGGCTCGTGGAACAGCTCCTGGGTGTTCTTGTTGATGGCCGAGAACAGCGTCATCGGCACATCCAGGTAGGCCATGTAGATCTGCACCTGCGCCCAATAGAGCGGCTTGGACTCCTTCAGTCCCGTCTTGACCAGATCCTCCCAGGAGCGGGCGTTGAGGGCCTTGTGCTCCCACAGCGCCGGCCATGGCAGGCCGACATCCGGCCCGGCGACGATGACGCCGTCGATGTGACCGCGAATGCGGCCCCCGGCCACCGCGAACCCGAATTGCCCGCCATCGCGGCGCTCGGTGCGCAGATCGAAGCCGGCAGCGCGCAACCAGCGGATCGACAGCGTCTCGAACACATGGCCGGCGTCGAAGATGCGGAGTGCGCGCCCGTCGAAACCCCGATCCGCGTCGGGCGGGGTAGCGGTGATCTCGAAGGCCAGCCGGCGGGCACAGGGTTCGCCGATGCGGCTGGCACCGAGATAGGTACGGGGGGTCTGGGCGCGGCGTTCGGCCAGCAGGGCATCGTCGAGCATCAGGTTGACCCGCTCGGCGACGCTGCCGACGCTGGTTCCGCCATACACCGCGCCCGAGCCGTGATTGAGGTCGATCATGGCGGCCTCAGAACGGGATCGGGTCATCGAAGGCGGTGCCGGTGCGCTCCTTGATTCCGGCTTGGCGCTGCATGCTGTCGACGTAGCCGGTGACGGCGGCCTCGATCAGCCTGTCGATGTCCTCGGCAGTGCGGTGATAGAAAGGCTCCATCAGGCCCAGCGCCGTCAGCGCCTCGGCGAAGAGGGTGCGGGCGTCCTTGATGGCCTGGGTTTCGCGGGCGGTCTTGTCGATCATGCCGTTCATCCTTCTCGCGATCTCGGCGCCAGCAGCGAGGCAGCGCATCGAGCAGAAGCGGTAATGGGGGTGGAGGTCGTGGCGAAGCCGGTGGACATAGCCGAAACCGCGTCCTTCCCGGCCGCACACCGCGCAGATCGTCACCCCAGCAAGAGCAGGGTCAGGTCCGGGTGCTTGTCCGGCTCGGCCCTGATCCGCTGCGAGGCCAGGACCACGAAGCGGCTGATGGCGTTGGTTGCCATGGCCTCCAGGTCGGGCAGGGTCAGGCACCTTATGGGCTGGTGCAGCCGTCCTCTTCCTTCGAGCCATTCGCCGATCGCCTTCGCCGCTTCGCGCGTCACATGGGCCTGCCACTCGTCGTCGGTCATGACGGGGGTGTCAGCCGTTGAGCCAGGCCGGGCCAGCCGGTTGGGCGGGAGGAGCGGCGGCCGGGGCTCCAGCGGGTGCCGCGGACTGACGCCATGCCGGGGCGGCGACGTTGGATGCGGCAGCCGACGCCGGGGCCGGAGCGTTGGCCGATTGCTGCCAACTCGGCTGGCCGGCGGCCGGCGCCTGGGCGGGCTTGTTGTCCTTCTTGCGCGGGCTGGGGCTGGGCGGCACGTCCTTGCCCTCCATCACCAGCGGCCATTCCTTTTCGTTGGGCAGCACCGGCCGCTCCAGGCGGTTCTTGTCGGCGTAGCGGTCGCTGGCCTCGACCATGATCTTGGCGACGAAGGAAATGCCGCCGAGATCGGCCAGACCGCGGAGCTGCCGCTTGGCCTTGGCGGCGTCGCTCATGTCGGCGGGGTCGAGGCCGAGGGCGCTGTCGATCATGCCGCGGAACATGCGCTTGGAGATGTTCCAGCCGACCGAGGCGCCCTTCTCGTCGACCTTGCCGCCCGACACCGTGAAGAGGTGCCAGAACTTGCGCCGCGCGTGGGGGCCGTCCACCACGGTGAATTCGCAATCGAGCGACAGCACGTCGCTCTCGGCCGAGCCCGAGGGCTTCAACAGCCCTCTATCGGTCTCGAACGGGCCATCGACACCACCGGGGCGGATGGTCATGGTCACCTTGGCGAAGGTGCCGTCGGGGATGATCTCGCCGCCGCGCAGCGGCTCGGCATCATTCAGGTCGTACATGGTGGTGTCTCCAGTCGGATGTTGGGGTCCCGGTCGCGGTTTCACCGCTCCTCGCCTCTTGTGCTGTTGATCTTGGCAAGCAGGGCGCCGAGGTCGGGGGCCTCGGTCACATCAAGGCGGCCCGAGCGGTCCTTGGCCGGCAGGCCGAAGGGATTGCCGGCGCGGCAGACGAAGCGGCGTTCTCCACCGGTGTCGGGGGCGTGGCGCCAGCCCTCGCCGTCGCGGTCGAACAGCGACAGCGTCAGCACCTGATCGACGATGCCGGGCAATTCGCGCGCCGCCTTGCCGCCTTCCATCTGCGGCTGCCAGGTGACACGATTGAAGTCGTCGGTGACCTTCTCCAGGATGCCGACGAAGATCACCGTGCGGCCGGGGGCGTGCTGCAGGTGCTTCAGCAGCGCGATCACCTCGCGGGCGAGCAGGCCGTAGGCCCCCCTGGTGTCGGGTTTGCCGGTCTTTTCGCTCAGCGCCTCGGGGCGGGTCTTGGCCCAGGCCATCGCTTGCCGCGTCAGGTCGGTGATGGAATCCATGAAGATGACCCGCTTGGTCGCGATGCCGCGGGCGAGGTCGGGGTAGCTGGCCAGCAGATGCTGGTGGTGGGCTTCGGAGAAGAAGCCGTCCGCCGGCACCGACGGATCGACGCCGCCGATCAGGCAGGCGATGTCGAGCGCGTCGGGAAAGGTGCGGATGGCGATGCTGTCGCCGGGCCACGCCTGGACCGATTTCAGCCCCGCTTCCAGATCGAGGCACAGAGTTTCCTCGGGCGGCAGGGTCCGCAACTGGCTGGTCTTGCCGCTACCGCTGGGGCCGAACAAGGCGATGGTGGTCTTGCCCTGGGCCTCGGCGAGGCGCTGATCGGCGGTGACGATGCGCAAGCCCATCACGCACCTTCCTTGGTGGTCGGCACCGACCGCGCCGGCCTGGCGGGCCAGGGCATAGAGCTTGCGAAGCGCGTGGTAGCGGTCGCCGACCGCGTTGTACTCGACCTCGACCCCCAGCATGGCGAAGGCGATGTCGTCC